TGTGGGGTGGATATAACGGTTTTGTTAGTGGTGGTAGAGGAGGAGACGCTGGTCCCCAAGGATACTCTGGCGGTGGTGGAGGTGGTGGAGGAACTACTGCAATATATGATGATTTTAAGGCACAAACAAAGAACAATGGATGGCTTGCTGTTTTTGGTGGCGGCGGAGGCGGAGGGGGATCTTCGTTACGAAGAAGTGGACTGAACGGACAACCCGGTCTAGGTATGAATACCGGCAATCCATCCCAAATAAGCGATGGGGCATGGGGAAGTTTTTGTCCTACCGATGGCGGTGGAGGCGGTGGAGGCGGTGCTGGGTGTCCCGGTCAGGGTGGTGGTGCGTTTGGACTTGATGATAACATAGGAGGCACCGGAGGTCGTGGTGGATCTAGTGGATATGATTCTGAATACTGTAGTTTTACTACTAATAGTGGATATCAAAATTATGGGGATGGATTTGCAGATGTGTCATATACTTTAGTAAATCCTACGATAGATACTTTTTCAAATAATGGACCTATAATCAGTGGTAATGCCGCTACTTTAACTTGGACTACGACAAATGCAACTTCTGCATCAATTAACCAGAGTGTCGGTGCTGTTTTGGTTGATGGAAGCAAAGATGTTTCTCCTACAACAACTACAACATATACGTTGAGTGCTTTATTTGGTGGTGTTACTGTTACACGCACCACAGAAGTTGTAGTTTATATTCCACCAGTTCTTACTATAACCACAGATAAATCTGCAATAATTGCCGGTCAAAGCGTTCGATTAGACTGGAATCATACTGGGGATGGAACTACTGTTGTTTGGACTAGTGGTGATCCTCCAATCACAAATGGAAACACAAATAGTTTTACTAATCCAAGAATTACACTATATGATTCAACAACATATTGTGCTTATATTACGGGATTGGGGGGAACTAGTCCAACTGTCTGCGTTAGTATTACAGTATATCAAATACCAACTATATCTACATTTGATGTGCCAGTATCAATATTTTATGGTGATACATCTTTGTCGATTGCATATAAATCTGAATATGCAAATGCTATTCATGAATTAAAAATATACGCTTATAGATCTACCGGACCAGATGCAGGTTCAATTCTTGTAGATACAATAGACTTACCTCTTGCGGGATCTGCTGAACGTGGTGGATCTAATACTATTTCTGAAGGAATATACTCATGGACTCCATCTTGGGGTGATCATGGTCCTAGAAGTTATAGCATTACTTATAAAGCAGCAGGGGATGGTGGTTCAATTACATCTGGACCTTTGACTACATCTGTTATTATTGATGAAACTCCAGATAATCTAGATATTCCTGTTTCTGATGGGTTAATCAAAGATGCAGCACCAGTTATTTCACCAAATGTTGAAATTATGACCGATGAATCAGAAATTACTGATATTGATATTCCAGTTGAAATTAAATCAAATTATCCTATTGCAGTAGAAGTTAATGATTCTACCATTTGGGAAAACGTTAGGGAATTGTAATTCTTGCGATAAATAGTAAGACTGGAAGTATTAGTTGAAGGAATGACATACTCATTTGCGCCTAGTAATCAACCTCTTTATGTAAGAGAAGGCGACTTTGTACAGTTTAAATTTAAGGCACCATCACTGTGGGATACTACTCTTACAGTAACAGTCAAAATTGGTAATTTGACTCAATTTTGGTCAATTATTACAATACCAGAAGATTTTACTCCCGATCCATTTCCGCTTGAGGATATAGAAGATGCTGAATTGGATACCATGTATTATTATGCAGATGGAAATAGACCATCTGAATCTGTACTTGTTATTAGTGGATTGACTGATACTACAGAAGCACCAATTCAAATATCTTCAACTTTTGGTGTTCCTGCTGGTGGAAATCCACTAGATTATTATGGAATGCGGATTGATTTTGAAGGTACTGGAACATGGAGTACTGGATCAGCAGCAACAGATTACTATATTACTACTGATACAGGCATTCCACCTAGAGTTAAAAATGGTTCTAGAGTTACGGTAAAATCAAGAACAAAAAACTTTTCAAATATAAAAACTAGATTAACACTTCAAATTGGTACTTCTTTTGAATATTGGGATATTTTAACCAAACCTATTCCTGTCAATGCACCAGAACCTTTTCCTGAATTTACCGATATTTTTAATCAACCATTAAATACGTACATTTATACGCCCGAAGTGATTCAGGTAAATGGATTATTTGATCCTGGTGCTATTGCTGTAGTTGGTGGGGAATTTGCAGTATCAAATAATGCTAATACTGTAACAAATGGAGATGGATTTGATGTACTTAGTGGTGTAACATGGGCTTCTAGTGGTACTGTAACAAACGGACAATATATTCAATTGAGAATATTAACTACTGGTGATGCAAATACTATCTTAAATGCTGGATTGTCTATTGCTGAAGGTACTGGTAGTACTTGGACAATAACAACTGAAGATGCACCTTCAGAAAATCCAGATCCATTTAGTTTTCCAAATATAGGAAATGTAAATGTCAATACTTTAGTTGGTTCAGAACAGCGTCCAGCGACTGGTATAAGTGGACTTGGGGAGGGAATTTCTGTTCCTGTAGAGTTATTAAACACAACTTCGAGTCTTGTGAGGATTAAAATTAACAATGGATCAATTGGTCTATTTCCAACAACAGTAACTAATGGCGATACAATTAGACTTTATTTGACATCTGCTGCTACTATAGATACAATCAGATCTATGCAAATTAAAGTTGGTGATAGAATAATTACTACATGGGGGGTGGAAACTTTTAGTGGTCCTGATGATACTCCTAGTAATATTACTCCCCCTGCAAATAGAACGGGAGTAATCCCAGGAACATATGTTACTAGTTCTCCAGTACAAATTCCGGGTATTAATATTCCTGTAACTATTACTTCTACCAATGTCAATTCTTTGATATCCATCGACTATGATACTCCATCTGTTGGACCAAGAACGTTTGATCCTGCAATCAATAGTAGTTTTAGAATTGTGTTATTATCTGCATCAAATGTAAGTACCGAAGAGAGTACACAAGTATCGATAGGTACTACTGGGGCAGTAAACAACCCTTTTACTTGGAGGGTTACAACTTATGCTAATGCTCCAATTAATCCTGCACTTAACTTAGGTGTATGGTATAGTAAAAAAACAGCTAAAGAAGATGGATATTCAATTGGAACAATTCTTCCAATCCCAAAACAAAGTTTAAATAATTACGGTCAACTTACTGATGGCGGTCTTACAGATAGATATCCTGGATTCATTGAGTGTAATGGTCAACCATTAGATCCAAATGAATACGAATCTTTATATGAAATAATTGCAATGACTTATGGTGGAAATGTAACGCAAAGTGTATCTAATGTAAATGTTAGTCAAACTAGAGATGGTGTAACATATTCATCGCAAGTGGTTACAAAATCTTATACTGGAACATTTAATGTGCCAGACTATCGTAACAGAAGATTGTGTGGCACAGGAATTGTTGATTCTGCTAGAGGAAATTCAGTTTTTGTACCTATTTCTAATGGTAAACTTATTACAGACCCAGGAGCAGAAGGTGGATATTGGTTTTTTGATAAAGTGAATCCATTTGGACCAGAACCATTGGAACAAATTCAAGGACCAGTAGGTACTACTAGTGGATTAAATAGTCAGTTTTATTCATTGGGAACAGTTAGAGTAAGAGGAACTGAAACTTTAACAGATAATATAGCATTTACAATTACCGGGGAAGTCGAGGGTCAAATTGGAGAATTGCAAGAATTAGTTGTTGGAGCTCCAGAACATGATCACATTTATTATGCTGCTGTTCCTGAAACTGAAAATGGATTTCCTTTAATTCAATGGGGTAATGTTACTAATGGTAGAGGTATGTTCCAAACTGCGGCCGGTACAGATAGTGCAAATTTCCGCCAATTTTATGAGGGCGACCTTGATCCTGCAGCGGGTGAGGGTGCTAATAACGTAGAACTCATTCGAGCTGGATGGTTAAAAATACTGGGGACGACTGCTTTTGTCAGTCCCCCTTCCGATCCCCCAGGTAATTTTAATTTTGAAAACTCATTAAGAGCATATTATGGTGATGACTGGGATGGTTTTCCTGAGTGGATTGAAGAGTATTTTGGTACTGGGATGACTGGTGAAGAAACTGGTGAAGATAGAATTGATACGTTTACCAATTCTCCAGTTAATACCTTTAGTATTCCATTTTATACTTGGTGGATTAGTGATTACGATGCTGTCAGCAGTGTTGATTTGAGATATAATCTTGCTTCTGTACCTATGTTCGGTTGTGTTTTTGATTTACGACCAGCAACATTTACTATCGATAATTTCTTGTCTGCTAGTGGAACTACTTTAGGTCATAGTCATAAAATGACACTAGATCCTGTAGTAAATTTCCAAACAGATTTTACTGGAGGTAATGTTGGCAAACAAGGAAATGGTGGATCTGAAGGATCTGGACTTGCCAATGGATCAAATGAGATTGACGTAACATTTACCCAATCCGATATTTTTATGGAATTAACAGAGGGAACTTTTGAATTCTCTAGATCTTTCATTAAACCAGTTCCTGATGTTACAATGGTTCCACAGGATAAAGCACCAATTCTTGTTCCATTCCACAAAACTAAATATATCATTAAAGCATTTTAATTATGAATGAATCTATACAATGTCCTGATTACAGACCTATTGAATTGATGACAGATAAGAGAATTACAAAATCTGATTTTTCTGATTTTATTGGTGTTTGGGAAAATTTTGTTCCTAGATCAATGTGTGAAGAAATTATTGAATATAGTAATAGTGTTATAGATGAAACTACAACGTTTGGTGTTGGTGCTGATATTGATGATGAGGGATCTGTTTACGATTCGTCAAAATATTATGGGGGAGACTTAAATAGAAAAGATTTAGCATTCTTGATGCCTTATGCTAATAGAAAACTGACTCTTAATATTAATAGTTGTTTAAGATCTTGCGCCAAGCACTATGTTGGTAATTATCAAGCACTAGTGCCATTTCCTCTTGTATCTACTGATATTAAGGTACAAAAAACTCCTCCTGGTGGTGGTTACCATCTTTGGCATTATGAAAACTCTCTAATTACGCATTCTAATAGAGAGTTGGTATGGATGATTTACTTAAATGATATGCCAGAAGGAGAGGCGGAGACTGAATTTTTATATCAAAAACGTAGGATTAAACCAACTGCAGGAACTGTAGTTATATGGCCTTCTGGTTTCACACATACACACAAAGGAAATACTGTTCTTACTCAAGATAAATACATCTTGACAGGATGGTACATTAAAACGAAGTAAGCTCATGTTCGACCAAAGACAAATTCTTATCGAAGTTGATTTTTTAAACGAATATATTCTTGAAGCAGGATATGTTTTTGATTACCGTGCAGATGGTATCAACTCAAAACCAAAGAAAAGAAAATTAAATTCTACATTGAAAGAAAATTTTCTAAAGAAGTTAGATTCTTTCTGGCATACAGATAAAGACGAATTGCTTTATTTTCAGTATTTTAGTGATAATTCTTATTTTTGTCAAAGAAGAAAACAGAAGCATGATTTTTCCACAGAAAGTGTATATTGGAATGAATATACCTTTAAGGGAGCATCATCCGATCAAGCTAAAGCATTATATGAATCTCTAGATTGTCTTCGTTCAGTACAATCAGAGATTAAAAATTTAAATGTAGAAACTAAAGTAAGAAAAATTGATGATGAAGTTATATTCTATGAGGAGAGATATTTTAAACTCAGAAGAATGCGTGAATCGATTCTTAATTTGTCTGATTTTAGAGTTCTCCCTGATGTAGAATACACTAGGGAAGGCGAAAGAGACATGTGGATTGCATGGAGAAAATATATTAGGGAGAAAACTTTACTCAAACCATCAGATGATTTCTTTAAAGATGCCAATGGTGTCGCATCCGGTTTAAAGTATTTTAAATATACTTTCGATTTTAAGTTTCCTGTTGACCCTAAAATTTACTATAGATTATATCCAGATGGTAAATTGGACGATGGTGTTACTGACGCTCCTGTATTCATGGATCCCAATGATGAAGATCAATGGGGAAGACAAGAAGTAGAAGCATCATCTGACTTCTATACAGCAAATGAACTTAACATGTATAATTTGTCTGGAAGAGGAATTCCAGAACAAAGGAGAATTAAAGAAAATGTGTTAGAATTGATGAAAGAACTAGACGTTCAAGACATAATCCCTGTTGACTGGGATCGATATTTTACAGAAGACACTGAGTTATAAAATAATGATTTTTGAATATGATTTACTAGATAATGATCAACTTTATTACGTTAATAAATTATTCGGTCATTTGGAATTTGTTGATGGGACAAGAAGCAATCCTTTAATGGGTGTGAGAGGAGAGAAAAAATGCTTGACATCATATACAGGAGGTATAAACACACAATTACAGGATTACATTTCTCCTATTATTGATTCTAAAATTGGTCGAGATCTTTGTTTAACTGATGCATCGCAAATTTTGTATAGTAAATTTTCGCGGGGAAGTTACTACAAATGGCATATTGATAGCATACCTATTTTGGGATTAATTCCTCACTATAGTATGTCATGCGTTTTGAATGATGATTTTGATGGCGGAGAATTGGAGATGATGGTTGGGAATGTCAAACATTCTTTTAAATTATCTCCTGGCAAAGCAATCATTTATCCAACAGAATATCTTCACCAAGTTACTGAAGTAACAAAAGGAGTAAGAAATGTATTTTGTCTTTGGCTTAGATCTGCAATTTCTGATGAGTTTTCGCGAAAGCAATATATTAATATTGTAAAAACTATTGAAGCAGTAACAAATGGTGAGGATAGGGAATTAATTTTACGTAGACTTAAAATGCTAAGAAATAGTGTGATGCAACAAGAAACATAATGATTAAAAGATATGATGTTCCTTTTGATAATTTTAGTCAAAGTCAAATAGTAAATGATATTCTTGGTGCTAACTGGGCGTTCGGGCATGGATCGAACCAGGAAGAGAAAAATTATCCTTTCTGGATTATACCACTTAAGAATAATCCATTCTATAATGAATATCTTCTAAATATCATACAGGAGAAAACCCAACAAGAATATGAGTTATATGATGTGTATGCTA